GAAAAGTTTCTGCCACCCACGATCGCTGCACGGTATGGAGTAGAGGTTCGTTCGATTGTCGAAGCGTCTGCCTGAGTTGATCCGTCGCTGCCCCGCTGCCCCGCTGCCCCGCTGCCCCGCTGCCCCGCTGCCTTCCCTGCTGCCTTCCCTGCTGCCTCCCCCTTTGCCCAGACTACCCACACACCCCTTCTTACTTGCTCCCGCTCATCTATCTATCCATCCCCCTGGCCTCGATGAACTTGCTGTCTGGCTGGAAGATGTGCCGGGCAAGCGAGTCATCTCGCAGCCGCCACGAGTACTGCCCCGCCTGCCGCCCCCGTCCCACACGTCCCAGCGCCTGGTAGAGCTTTTCCACTGGCATATCGGCCAAATCTTTGCCGATGTATCCGTGGCAGAACTGGTAGTTTGTTCCGTAGACGTAGTCGGTACCAGCAATGACGCAATACAGCTCCCGTTCTGATGCCATTCGCGACATCAGCTCTCGGTAGGTCGGACAGTCGTCGCCAAACACGCCTATCCCCATCATCAGAAGCATCTTTTTCCAATTTGGAACTTCCAAATGCAGTACCTCTTCCAGATGGTGTGGCGGCACGCTGCCGGCAAACGCATCGGGCTGGATCACCCTGTGATGCCGCAGCTGGTGTTCTTCAGCATTCGGCACCTCCCGCTCCGGCAACCGCAGCTCACCTAGCTTCTCTCGCATCTTCGAGAGCTTCTGACCCACTGCGCCGAGTCGTTCCGCCATCCGCTCCTCGTCATTACCACCTCCCTCTTTCCCCTCCCGCCCGTCGGCGTTTAGCCGATCCTCCAGATCCTTTTCCAGCCGCTGTATCTCGGCTATCACCTGCGAGTTGTCGTGTGCCTGTTGTTGGAGCCTGTTGATGATCTCCACTGGTGGATCCGCATCTCGCACCAGATACTTGGCCACCTTCTCGGTGTCCACCGCCAGATACAGTAGTGGTCCGTGGGTTACCGACGCTGCGTCGGTCGTCGCCAGCTTCACCCCCCCACCAAACCGCTTCGGTTCAGTCGCCAGGTTTTGGGCTGCCTCGAATCCGCATTTCTCCGCCACCTTGACTACCAGATCCAGGTACGCACGCTTCACCGATTCAGGGGTGACGTCGTCTGGCGTCGCAAACGGCAGCTCACTCACCACCACCCCTTTGCCCCTCTTGCATGCCACCAACACGTACCGTGCCGCCGCCCCCAGATCGATGTGTCGCAAGAGGGTGGCACGGGAGGCGCACTGCGTTGCCATCTGCGTTAGCTCATCTTGCGTATGGGCCATTACATGCGGCATCGCTACGTGCCCCGATTTGAGCAGGATCGGCACGGTGCGGGCGCATTCGTAGTTGTTGATGGTGATGATGCGGTCGTCCGGTGTGCTGAAGCGGGTTTGGATGTACTCGATGAAACGCGGCAGATCCGATGGCGGCGGCAGTGTGGCCGACGACAGCACAATGTTTGGGATCTGGTTCTCGGCCCAGCTCTTTCGCACAATGTCGTGCAGTTCGTCCTTTGGCTTGTCCATTGCGATCGTTGGCTCGTCCCAATAGACCAATAGCTTGTCTGCGGTGTTAAATGACAGCATGTAGTGCATGGCGGGTAGATACGAGATGGCATCGGTAATCATGATGTCGGCCTTTTGCCCTTGACTGTGGTCGATCTTGCCGATGGCGCCGGTGCGCCGCCGCCTTGTACACTCACTCACTGCATAGTAGTGTAATCGGATATCGCCAGCATCGTGACAGCCAAAGGCGACCGCAATCCGCTTCTCCAAGCTGATACATGCCCGTGCCAGTTGCATTCCCACGTGCTTTGAAGCGCACACAAAGATGACCTTGTAGCCCTCGCTCACCGCCAGCGGCGACAGTGTCTTCCCCGTGCCCGTCGGTGCCTGGTAGAAGATTAGTTTTGAACCTTCAAACTTCAGCGCAGCGAAGAGATCCTTTTGGTGCTTGTAGAGGCGCCGGTTCGCAAAGGTCTGCAAGACAGGGTTGAGTTCGGAGGCCTCTTCGATCTTCTCCACCATCGCATCAACCTTCACCTCCCTCTTGCTCTTCTCCAGAACCGCCCGCACAAACTCGATCACGTACGGATTGGTGCCGGCCACCCGAGCCTCTAGCGCCCGGGCCAATGTGTAGTAGCCAATCACCCCACTCCAGTTGCGAACAACGGTCGCCGCAAACATCAGCAGCGTGGCTTCCCAGATATCGCTCCGGGTCTTGAGCACGTCGGCGCTGGTGTTGGCAAGCCGAATCGAGTCTGCCGCTGTCAGCTTCACACCCTTGTTCATTCCCCTCTTACCGTTCTTCGTTCCCATTGCAGGTGGCGGCACGCCAGCCTCTTCAGCCAGCCGTTCCACCTGAACCTTGAGATATCGATCATACAGAATATTATGGGCCGAGGAAAGCGATCCCAGCTTGGTGACGGAGAGGAGGGATTGTCGCTGATTGATGCATATCTCTGGATCGTGCCAGCCGGCGACAATCATCTTCATAATGGCGAGTTCTTCAGGGGGCAGTGGGATCTCGAGCCCCTCCCACTCTCTGCGGGTGAGTTTGCTTTGGTTGAACGCATTCGGTGTGGTTGGCTGGCTCATCAGTAACCGTGAGGTGTCCTGTCTAACTATATGTTGGCTCTATGACAGTTTCAATTTCTGGCGATCTAACTAAATTGATAGCAATGTCCCAATGCGGTCAAAGATAGATCGGAAAGAGGATGCCAGGATCAAGGGGAATGCTCCGCCTGACCTTCAACGAACATATCCGCCGTGTTTCGCTTGAAGGGGTAATTGGGGCCGGTAAGAGCCGGTTCCTCGGCAACTTGCGCTACTTGATGGCTGTGCGACCACACCGGTACACCGCACGACCACAGCTGACTGTGGTTGACGAGCCAGTCGAGACCTGGTGCAACACCACCGATGCCAAGGGGAAGAGCATCCTCAACTACTTCTACGACGACATCCAACGCTACTCCTTCATGTTCCAGATCAATGCGGTGATGACCCGGTACTCTGCCACCACACAAGCCAACGACAGCGTCATCGCAACCATCTGCGACAGCCGGCACCAGATCGAAAAACCTGCAACCCTCGACAACGACAATTATGAGCACGTGATTCTGTCAGAGCGAACGGTCGATACAGATCGTTCGGTCTTTGCCAAGATGCTGAGAGCTGATGGGCATCTCAGCGACATCGAGTGGCGAATCTACGACAACACATTCAAGACGCTGACAGCCCGGCGACCAGAGTGCGCCACTAGCGACGGCATCATCTACATCCACACCCCACCGACCGAAGCCAAACATCGGATCGATCAACGCAAACGTGCCGGTGAGGATGTGTCGTTCGAGTACCTCTGCCGCTGCGAAGAGGCGCACAACGAGTGGCTGTCGCAGATTGACTGCCCTGTGCTCGTGGTGGATGGCTCGATCCCTGCTGGAATGGACTACTACAACCTGCAACACAAATGGAGTGATACCGATTGCGAGGGCACGGTTGAAGCCCACGATCCCGATATCATCAGCGGCAAGCACAACGATCCGTACACCCGGCTACTGGCCACCGCGATGGCCTTCCTTTCGCGAGACCCCACGCCGGAAGATCCGCTAATCCCAAAGCCGACCAACAACTGGAACACGGCGCTGTCCAAAGCCCGTGCGGACGGCATTGCTCTGTTTGACATCCACGCTCCAAAGTCGTTAGTTCAGGAAGTCCAGGCAGTTGAAAACAACGTTCCGGTCGCTCCCACTGTTGTCGATGCCGTAGGTCGCGTCGCCGAACACTTCCCGGAGCAGCCCCCATTCGAAGAGGCCGCCGCGGAACACGCTTGCGCCTAATCCGTATTGCAACAACTTGCGAGCCTGAGCCTCTGGAACCGGATCGGTTGAGTTAAGACCGTAATAGATGATATCTACCTTGTGTGCATGATCGTTATTTTTTGTCTCAATCAGTCGGTTGATTTGTCGTTCTTCGTTGGCGGGCGAAACAGTGTTCCGAATACGCCATGGCGTCGAGTCTGTGCTCGGAGCAGCCAATAGCAAGAGGGAGGTGGTGGGGTTGGTGATGGCGTTGGGGCCGACGAAGCGGATGCGCTGATCATCTGGCGATGCGATGTGCGACATTGTGTTTCCCATTGTTGGTGTGATTATTAGTGAAAGTCCATTGTGATGTGTACAGGTTGTTTGCTCAGCCCCTTGACCCGTGAGTTGGTGAGTTCCTGCCGCTTTCGGCGGGTCTTATCGCCAGAGCCTGAACCTGAGACGGCGGGCTTGGCCCGTGCAGTGCTGTTGCGTGCGTTCATATCAGCCTCGATCTCCTTTTGGTTTTCCCGAATGAAATCGATGACCTTGTTTTCGAGTGCCCACCGGAAGAAGTTGAGCTGTCCTACGGTGGTGATGACCTCTTTTCCGTCCCGGTATGGAATGGTAATCCGATCCCATCGGCAAAAGGGGTCAAACTGCCGCTTCTTGTAGCTCCGGAGCCTGAGCTTATACTCGTTGTGAACCACAAATCGCCTTCCAGACTGGTTGTGGTACGTGGTCAGTGCCTTCTTGGCGTAATTGGTGACGAACCAGTCAACCAAGCGGAGACTGACCACATCCTCACGGTTGATTATCGGCAGCACCTTGTCGAGTGTTGCAAAATCATCATGGGTGAAGTATCGGATCAGACCGTCCAACAGAACCTCGCGCTGGGTGGCGTAGCCGGTTCGCACGGTTGGGGCAGGAGCCGCCGCTGCCGCAGAACCCGATCCATCGGTAGAAACAGACATCTCTAGCTCGGGAGATAGTCTAATGGTTCCGACTGGCGTTGGAACTGTCAAATTAGATTCAGACATCAGGTAGAGTGCTAATATGAGTTAAGATACGTCTAGATGGGTCTCCGATGAAACCACTTGGGGCTCAGATCAGAAGAAAATCAGACGACCATCACAATGGCCGAGGTAAGAATTGCTCCACATACACCCCCCATTACCCATCTTGCATCCTCACAGCTGTCAACTCAATTCCCAGCCGAGTTAACTCAGACGACCCCCGACTTAACACCTCCGACCCCTGATACACCGCCGCCGCTCACCGAGCTCAAGATGGATGAAGTGCTCCCATTCGCCGACGTCGTTGCCGAACAAGCCAGTTACGACGATTGGTGGGATCGAGCCATCGATGCGGTTCTGAATCAGGTAGACCCTGATCACATGCTCCGATTTTGGGGCAACCCCTGGCTTCACGAAGGAGTTGAGCTCATTGTCCACATCCACACCTCGTGGGCTGTCGCAAGACAGCGACCGCACATGATCGCCCCGAGTCCGTGGGAATTTCAGAAGTTCGCCGTTGATTCCGCAGCGATTGAACGACTCGACAACCACGTCTGCTATCCACAGGGAACTCCAGGCTGGTTCATGGACCGATACACCCTAATCTCGGCCAGCACGGCCTGGAAGGCCATCACCAGCGAAGCGTCGCTCCGGGCGCTGATACGCGAGAAGCTAATCATGCCGCAACCCGGGATGAATGATCCCGCCGCGAATCCTTCTTCGCCAATGCACTGGGGCAAACGCTATGAACCCGTATCCACCTCACTCTATTCGCGGTGGTTTGATGTGGAAGTGAACGAATACGGCTGTATCCGCCATCCCAATTATTCTTTCCTAGGCGCTTCCCCCGACGGCGTGGTGTCGACCCCCGGACCATTCTATGGCCGAATGTTGGAGATCAAAAACGTAGTTAACCGTGAGCTCACCGGCATTCCGAAGCGAGAGTATTGGATCCAGATGCAGTTGCAAATGGAGGCCTGCAACCTACCGCTCTGCGACTTTCTCGAGTGTCAGTTTGTCGAATACACGACATGGGACGCAGCCAACGCCGACGGCACCTTCAACCGTACAGCTGACGGCAAACACAAGGGCGCACTGCTGATGCTGTTCGACACGGTCGCCCAGCGCATCCGCTACTTCTACCCCCCTCTTGCAATCACCGAACTCGCAGACTACGAGAGGTGGGAAAAAGAGACCCGGACAGCCAATCCGCGCATGGAATGGATGCAGCGGATTTGGTGGCGACTGGAGAGCCACTCTCTGATTACAGTAGAACGACATTGCGAATGGTTCAACTCGGTTCTATGGCGGTTCGAGCACGCATGGAATGAAATCCTCGCCGCCCGTGCGGCTGCCAAGGCCGAGGCCGCAGCTCAGGGAGCGAGCATCAAAATTACGGGGACGGAATTCCATACAGGAGACGAGGTGAATAATATGATTGCGAATGGTGCGGCTGCGTCAGGAACAATGACTGCGTCCGCAGAGGCATCCGGATCAAATTCTATCCAAACCAATGTAGACCCAAATGTCCTCTATGGGGAGTATGACGTGCGCACCTATGCGCGTGACCAAACGCAGTGGCCAGCAGGAGCCTGTCTCATTCGACAAGATTCTGAAGAGGATGACGACTCTGGCAAAGGGGCCGGGTCCTGAGCTCGTCGTGTCACCTCACACCATGGCGCAAAAGCTCATTGAGCAACTTGCCGACGGAATGAAGACGTCGGAACTCGATGAGCTCGGCGCAGAGGAAGCCTATTCGCTCTACACCACTCACCCCGACTACGGATGGCTCGCCTCACGCATTACTGTATCCGCTATGCACAAGGACCACCGGGCCAAGTTTGCGCCGACAACCGAGGATGAAAAGCGTGCGAAGCGGAAGCGAGGCACCTTTGCTGCAGTGGTGGAGCGGATCCAGGAGGCTGGGCTCAAGGCGGGTCGAAGCGTCTACAAGGATTCGTTTCTGGCCAATGTCCGCAAGCACGGCCCAGCGTATGAGGCGATGATCGATCATTCGGCCGACTACAAGCTGACCTATTTTGGCCTTCGGACACTGAAGAAGGCGTATCTGGTGCAGCGAGGCGAGATTCAGGAGTTGCCGCAGCACCTGTGGATGCGGGTGGCGGTTGGTTTCCACGGCAGCAATTTGGAGAAGGTGCGAGAGACATATACCCTTCTCAAAGACCTCAAGAACATCTACGGCACCCCGACCGAGTTCTATATGGGTCTCACCATCCAGCAGCTCTCCTCTTGCTTCCTCACTGGGATTCATCAAGACAGCATCGAGGGTATTTACGATGCGCTCAAGCGATGTGCGTTGATTTCCAAGACGGCTGGCGGTATTGGGTTGCACATTCACAACATCCGCAACGTAGGCGCACCAATCAGCGGAACCGGCGGTGAGAGCTCGGGAGTGGTGACGATGCTCCGACCTTTCAATGAAACCGCCCGCTACGTGGATCAGGGCGGCGGAAAGCGACCAGGTGCGTTCGCTATATACTACGAGCCGCATAACCTGGAGGTTAAGGCGCTGCTCGACATGCGTCGGAACCGGGGCGACGAAAATCTAAAGGCACGCGATCTCTTCTATGCCTGTTGGACGTCGGATCTCTTCATGGAACGGGTGGAGAATGACCAAAAGTGGAGTCTGTTCTGCCCATCCAAGGCGAAGGGGCTGTCGGACGTCTACGGCGATGAGTACCGTGCCGCATACGAAAAGGCCGAGCAAGAGGGGTTGGCGGATGAGGTGGTGGACGCCCGGGAGATCTGGTTTGCCATGGTCGAGAGCCAAATCGAAACCGGGACACCTTACCTTATGAACAAAGACGCATGCAACGCCAAGTCGAACCACAAGCACCTCGGAACTATCAAGTGCAGCAATCTGTGCACCGAGATTGTTGAATACACGGCGCCCGATGAGACGGCTGTTTGCAACCTAGCGAGCATGTGTCTGCCACAATACGTGAAGCGCAACGAGGCTGGTATTGTGAAAGAGTTTGATCACGAAGAATTTCACCGTGCGTGTAAGGTGGTGGTAAAGAACCTAAGCATAGTGATTGACATCAACGACTATCCGGTGATTGACGCGGGACGGAGCAATCGGCGGCATCGGCCTGTAGGAATGGGAGTACAGGGACTGGACGATTTGTTCAAGACCTTTGGTTATCCCTTTGACTCGGCAGAGGCGATTCAGTTGGACACCGAGATATTCGAGACCATGTACCACGCCACTACCGAGGCGAGTGTGGAACTGGCTGAAGAGCGACGGGAGAAGATGTTGGTGTTGCGGGCAGCGCATGCGGCGGGCGAGTGGGACTTTGATGGGTTGGTGATGATCCCGGGCGAGACGCCGGAGCAAAAGCCACGGGAAGACCCCAACTACAATTACAATTATGTGATTCCGGGGCCAAAGGTATCCCACCTGACACTGGGTCGCAAGACGTTGTTGCGAAAGTTGCTAAAGGAGATACATCCGATCCCAGAGGAGATGGAGTTGCCCGAGAAGTGGGCAGGGGCGTATTCGTCGTTTGCCGGAAGCCCGATGTCGCATGGTGAGCTTCAGCCGGACATGTGGCCGAAAGAGAACGTGCGGTACTCGGGGCGGTGGGATTATGAGAAGCTGAAGCAGCAAGTGCAAGAGGTGGGGGTGCGGATGTCGCTGACGGTGGCGCCGATGCCGACTGCGAGCACGGCACAGATCGAGGGGAACAACGAGGCATTTGAGCCCAGAACGTCCAACATGTACCTGCGCCGAGTGGGAGCGGGAGAGTTTGTGGTGATGAACGAGGTCTTGGTGCGGGACCTGATTGCGCGGGGCAAGTGGACCAAGGATATTAAGAACAGCATCATTCGCAGGAATGGAAGTGTGCAACATTTGCCAGATGATGTGCTGGATGCAGCGGGTAAGGCGTTGCACAAGACAGCGTGGGAGATTTCGATGAAGGTGGTGATTGACCACGCCAAGTTCCGGGCGCCATTCATCGATCAGAGCATGAGCATGAATCTCTGGATGGAAAAGGCGGACTATGCGAGTATGACATCAATGCTCTTTTATGCGTGGAAGGCGGGGCTGAAGACATTGATGTATTATCTTCGGACCCGTGCAATCGCATCGCCGCAGCAGGTAACGATTCCGGTGGAGGAGGGCGGCAATCCGGCAGAGGCAAATGCGGTCCCGTCCAAGCCCAAGAGCAATGCTACAGAGGCAGAAAAGAAGGCGTACGAAGAGGCGAGGCTAGCTTGTTCACGGGCGAACCCAGAAGCGTGCCTAATGTGTTCGTCTTAATGGTTGTGGACATCTATGTAGTCATGTTTGACTTCTGATAACCTCTCATTTTTTGGAACCGCAAGAGCCAAAAATGAAAATGTTAACCGTCTTTGAAGTGGGAGACACTTGATCTATTTCGCCAAGTATTGACTCCTTGAGTGCGTGTTTGTTATTCAATTGCTAATGCGAACGATCTATGCAACAGGAAATAGGATGATGAGATTAGCGTATTATCTTCTCATCATCACGAAAATTGATCCGAGCCACGTCGGCTTACGGTTGAGTCAGAGGGTCTATGGGAGACAGCTCGGGGGGGCTCCCCCGCCTCCAGAACCCATACAAACATCCCCTCACTTAGTTAATAATCATCAGTTCGTGCACCGGCCAGTACTCGCTCCCCCCGCCGTCTGGCATGGGCCGGCGTATCACAAACGGCAATTGCTTCGCCTCCAGTTCCATCCGTGCTATCTTCATCGAATCAATCACCCCCTCTTGCAACTCAATCTGCGGCGGCGCACCATGACTCAACTGGTCCGCGCGCTTCCCCAACACCGCCGCTAGCTCGAACCGACTGATCCACGGATGCGTTTGGCTGTGATTCTCGTCAATGATTTTTCCGTTTTGATCCCGTACTACCAGCGCCAACGCCGACATCTCGTCGTCCGTCGGCACCACAATCATTGGGTGCATTTTCGACAACTCTTTCCGCGATGCCTCACCATCAATCAGCCGGACCATGTCCTCTTCGTCGCTGTCGGCATCTCCTTCGTCCGTGTCATCGCCATCAAACTCAGTGTTTCCGCCATGCTGACTGATCAGATCCTCATCGTCGTCTACTCCCGGAATACCGGCATCATCCAACATTGCCATTCCCAAACCGTGCCCTCCGCCAATCATATCCTCGTCATCACTCGACATCGCCTCACCCTCTCCCACATACTCATCGTCGTGTGGCCCCGCCGAGTCCACAACCATCAAGTTGGCGTGCGTGGTGTCGGCACCCCCTCCCTCGAAGATCCGTAGTGGTGGCAATCCACTCTCATCCAGTTCCGCATCATCCTCAAAGGCAAACTCAAGCCCATGATCCGACTCATCATCACTTCCTCCCCCCTCTTGCATCCCACCATCGTCGGCGCTGTCGTAGTAAAACTCATTAGGTTCCGTCCCCCACACGTCGCTAGGTTCGTTTAGCTTAATCGTCGGCAGGTGCTTGCGATCGTCGGTGATGTCGGTCATCGTCTAGCGTATGTTGCCTAGATTCTCTGATATCAATTTCTGCCCCAACTCTTAACTTTTCAACACTCCTTGCGAAGGGAAGCTTAGTTGGTCAAGTTCTGGACATTCCATCGGTGCGGACACGCAGTACATATGTAGAGATACTTGACGATTGATGTGTCGTAGCGAACGTAGACAACCGGGGCCGCCGGCCGCCCAGCCTCGGCACACACCGGACACGCAATGTCCTTGGCGATCGGAAGCGTTGGGTCCTGTGCGGTGGCCGTGCCTGCAACATACGCCGGCTTCTGGAGTTGCTGCTTGATCAGTGTACTCGACACTGGACCAGTGGTTGAATCGCTGGATTTAGTTGTGCCGCATCGCTGGCAGTACAACGTGAGCGACTCGCCTTCTTCCGAGTTGAGCCGGGTGTACATCATGTTATCGCAGTTCGGGCAAAACTCCATCACTCTCGCTGTTCTAAGCAGAGAGCGTCCCGGCGCTCTTACTCAATTTGGCGCCCTCGGACCCTTCGGGTTTCTCCTCCGCCAGCATTGTCTGCGCCGAACCCAACGAATACAAGAGGGCTGAGAGCAAAAAATAATCGATGTGTGTGGAAAAATTGTACATCGAACAATACCGATCACCATTGGGTAGGATTCCCTTGGGAAGCTCTTCGGCCAGCCGCGCCGTTGTGCGCACAATGCTGTCAGTCAGGTGCGGGGCAATCGTCGCCTGTAGTGGTATAGGCAATTTTGGCAGCGTGTCCCGTGCAAAGAGCGCTAGACCGTCGTAGAGGCTATGGAATTGCACGATTTCGTTATAGGACTTGATCTTCTCGTCGCTTACGTGTGAATCTGGTTCGTGGGCGTACGGATTGTCATCCAGCAACGACTGGATGGTCGTGAGGAGCGTCCGAATATTGCAGCAGGCCGTCCAGGGTTGTCCTTCCCACGTGCCGAGCAGCGACAGGCACACTTTGCCCTTGGTGTATAGATTGGGATGGAGCCGGACAAAGGGTTGCAAATGCTGACATTCTGTTGTGCCTAGACACGGCGCCCGCGTTAGGAACTTCACCATGGGGTTTTCGATTGGATACGCCGCCGGGTAGTCGATAGCAAAAACAAAGTAGCCATCGGCGTATTGCGAGTCGGGAGGGCCTCGGATTACCGCTGTCCCCTTTGTGATGTTGTCCTCATGATGGTAATAGTATATTCCGTCTTCGGTCAGAGGATTTCGAGCCAAATCGGCGACGTCTCGGGCAAGGCGCTTCAGATTAAGGTTGCTCATATCTGCGAGGGAGTCTTAGGTTAACTCACGTGCCAAGTCCTTAACTCAGTCCAGGAAGAGGATATGAGAAAGTGTGTCCCACCCTCCCGTCAACGGATTACCCCCTTGCGCTGATATCACACCCACCCTACCCTCTTGCAAATCCTATTTGTGTGTACGCGTTCATCTGGATAGTGCGGCGTGTCAAAATAACGGACAAATTGACCTGGGGGATACCAGGGAAGATGCCAGTAGAGATGGCACCACAACGCGGTCTGCGAGAGTGGCTACGTGAGCGTATGGTGCGCAAGGGTCAGGGTAAGTCCATCACACACACCCGGATCGGCTCCAAAGCCCGGCAGATCTCAGGGGGGTCTTACCACATTCCCGAGTCAGAACTACGAGAGTTCAACCAGCTGTATCATCAGCATGTTTTCGTCGATAGCAATCCTGAGTACCTCACCGAGACCCAGCGACACGTGGGCCCGCTACTGATCGACCTCGACTTTCGGTACGAACAAGGCACCACTGAGCGACAGCACACCGAAGCACACCTCTTTGATACCGTGGAGGTCTTTGTGCAGATTCTGAAAGACATGCTGGTGCTCGACGATGAAGACATACCACACTTTGACGTGTGGGTCATGGAAAAACCTGATCCCAATCCACAACCGGAACTGACAAAGGATGGCGTTCACATCATCTTTGGTGTGGCGGTAGACCGGGCGATGCGGAAGATGATTCGAGATCAGGCACTGGAGGATCTGGAAGATGTGTTCGAGGATCTGCCACTGATCAGCACCAGCGATACCGAGAGCATAATGGAGACTGTGCTCGACAAGGGCGTGGCGCTTGGCACGTGCCAATGGCAAATGTACGGCTCTCGAAAGCCTGGGAACGACGTCTATCAAGTGGTCAAGGTCTATCGTGTCTCTAACGCCGGCAATACGATAGAAATGGCACCAGAGTCGGTTTCAGGCCATCAGATGGTGTTGGCGGGAGCGAGTGCACGGGCGGTCGGATTGCCAAGGCCTGCTGTGCAAGAGGAGTACAAGGATAAGCACGAAACAACGGCGACTGCGTTGCTGGCGGGGCGCAAGGAGAAATCTACAGCACTAGAATCGGCAGCAGCTGCTGCCCCGACGACTAGTGAGGCGATTCCGGGTCCAGCGCCATCGGGCGGCGTCTCAGTCTACACCCCGCGGGCCATCTCGCAAGGGCCCAATATTGTGGGACAGCCGCTGACTGAGATTCGACTTCAGGTCGAAACGATGCTCGATGAGCTGCCGTTCCACGAAGCGCACCTGCGGGACGCACACGAGTACGCAATGGCGCTGGGACCCGATTACTACGATCCGCGTGAATCCTGGCTGCGTGTAGGGTGGGCGCTCCGCAACACTTCAAACAAGCTGTTTGGATCATGGGTGCTGTTCAGTTCACGTTCGTCCAAGTTCAGCCTCAGCGATGTAGCAGAAATGAAGCGGATCTGGGAAACCTCTCAGAGCGGCGGAAAGACCCCACTGACGGATCGTTCGCTGGCGTATTGGTGCCGCACATCCAATCCGGATGAGTACGAGCGACTGCGGCAATCGTCCATCGGCGAGGCGATGGAGTCAAGCCTCAACGGGCAAGCAGAGTTTGACGTAGCCAACGTGCTGTATCGCATCTTCAATGGAGAGTATCGCTGTGCCAACATCAAGCACCGACTCTGGTATAAGTTCGCCGGGCATCACTGGAAGAAGATCGACGAAGGCACCGATCTGCGGATGCAAATCTCACAGCATCTGTCGCCGATGTACCGCAGGGAGTTTGAGAAGATGACGACAATGCTTGCGGGGATGGACGAAGGCGACGAGTCGTACGACCGCGTCAAGAAGAAGGCTCGCAACTACAACAACATCGCCACCAGCCTGAAGAAGACGGCGTACAAAAACAATGTGATGCGGGAGTGCTGCGAGCTATTCTACGACGCCGAATTCCTTGATCGGTTGGACATGAACCCGATGCTTCTAGGCTGCGAAAACGGAGTCCTTGACTTTGAAAAGGGATGCTTCCGTGAGGGTTTGCCCGACGATTACGTGTCGACCACAACTGGACTAATGTACGACGAAACCGCACTGGACTCTGAAGAGGCGGCGCCGATCCGGGGCGAGATCGAGAAGTTCATGCAGATGCTGTTCACCGAGCCCGCCAAGTGCGAGTACATGTGGGAGCACCTCTCGGCGGTGTTGGTCGGAACCAATGACAATCAGCTATTCAACATCTACAACGGCGAAGGCAGCAACGGCAAGAGCAAGCTAGTGGAGTTGATGACCGAGGTGCTGGGGGCGTACAAGGGGGTGGTGCCGGTGTCGCTGGTGACCAGCAAGCGGACCACCATCGGCAGTGTGTCACCGGAGATTGCCAAGCTGAAGCCGTGCCGATACGCTGTCATGCAAGAGCCGTCCAAGGGTGACACACTGAACGAGGGCATTCTGAAGGAGCTGACGGGTGGTGATCCAATCACTGGTCGTGGTCTGTATCAGGATTCGGTGGACTTTGTGCCGCAGTTCTCGCTGGCGGTGTGTTGCAATCAGATGTTTCAGATTAAGAGCGACGATCACGGCACATGGCGGCGGATGGGGGTGGTCAACTACACTTCGAGCTTTATGGATCACCCCGACCCGAATAATCCGTTGCACTTCAAGAAGGACAAGAAGCTTGCGCAGCGTTTCAAGGCGTGGGCGCCCGTCATGCTGGTGATGCTGGCGAACCGGGCGTTCAAGAACAAGGGCGAGGTGACATTGTGTGAGGAGGTGAAGCTGGCGAGCAACCAGTACCGCTGCTCGCAGGACCACATTGCCGAGTTCTTGGAGGAACGGGTTTCGTTCCGGGAGGGTTCGCTGTTGCGGAAGGAGCCGGTGCTGGAGGAGTTCAAGGCATGGCACAGCAATCTCTACGGCAGACGGGC